GCCATGGAAGACTACATCGCAAAAACGTTGCCGTGAGGCGACGAATTTGTGGTCGAACGCGACCGCGGCCGCACTTGGGCGGAAGCCCTCCATCCCCTCGAAAGGGGGGAGGACGGCTTCCTTGTGCAAGCCACGTACATTGCGCGAGCAATGTGCGTTCTTATTGGTACCCCTCCCATCCAAGGCTCAGGTCCGTCTTTTGGACGGCCTGTGGGAGGCTGTGCTGGGGGTTACTGCTGCGGCGGGGGCCCTCCCGGTCCGTTGGGGTTCGCCTCTCGAGAACAAGCGTAAGCTTGAACTCCAGAAACTCGCCCTCTGGATCGTGAGGACTTCCGCAAGGTCCGGGGTTGGATACGTAGTGTCCTTCCTCAAGACTGCAGCAGCATCGGTCCGGGAGAATGTCATCACTGGCATTCCCCTGAGCCGACGGGCGGTGTTCCTGGTCCGGCGTGTGCTTTGCACGCGCTCGCGCCAGGGCCTCGAGCAATTGTCCTTCCTTGGAAGGGCTCTTCCTCTCGGCGATGAGCGCGTTGCTCACTCCAATCTCTTGGAGCATTGCAACGTTCTCACCACTCACCACTCGACCCCCCCTGCTATCCTGCGCGGTGCGAGGTCCTTTTCGAGGGACTTCGCGAGACGGCGGTTGGGGGCCTTCAAGGAATTTGTTCCTTGCGGGCCCTCGGCCACCGTGGACGTTCCTCGTCGCCGAGGAGGTTTCCGCGAACAGCTTCGAAAGAGCTGGCCAGGTTTCCTTCGCCTTATGGGCAAAGGAGACGAGGTCGACACCCTCGATATGTTCACGGACCTCTTTGGCGACAGTGAGAGCGCGTCCTTTATGCGCTGGATAGCAGGAGCCAAGGATGTTGCGACGGAGTCCGCTCGAGGGATCGAGAAGACTCCGCCCAACAAGGTTTGCTGTGTTGCCGAGAGGGGGTGGAAACAACGAGTTGTTACCGCCCCTTCCTGGCAAGCAGCGACCGCGGGGGGTGTGCTAAACGCACACCTCCTTGGGGCTCTTGCGAAAGAGCCCCAGTGTCAGTGGTTCCTGAAGGGGGACCGCCGACGCGCGGTGGAAGAGGCGATGCGGTTCCACGTTAGTGGGAACCTCATCGTCTCGACCGACCTTGCTGCCGCTACGGACCGCCTCCCCCATGATTTGGTGGGGGCGGTCGTAGAGGGCATCATCCTTGGCTGGCGCAGCCTTCCGCAGGTGTGGGCTGACGCGTTGAGGACCCTCACGGGTCCTCAGCGCCTCAGCTACCCTTGGGGGGGCGAGGTGGTCACCGTTAGAGGTGTGTTGATGGGTCTCGGGCCGTCTTGGCCGATCATGTCTATCATACACCTCTTCTGGGTCAGCACCTCGCCTCCCTTCGGGCAGGGGCTGGTCTCAGGTCCCGAGTGATGCGCAACACCTGTATTGGTGGTGACGACTTACTCGGCTCCTGGCCGCCCGGGGTCGTCGGCCATTACCGGAAGATCGTTTCCCACTGCGGTGGGAAGTTCTCTTCTGGTAAGGCCTTCTTCTCCCCGGACGGCGGCAACTTCACCGAGATGACCTTTTGGGTCACCCCGGTGAAGAAGCCCGACCAGCCCCCCATAACCTGGGCCTTGGGGATACCTGTCCGCGGTCTCGTAGACCTCTCCCTCGATCTCGAGGGGGAGGCCTACGAGGCCGTTGGCCACGAAGGGGGTCGAGACCTCAGGGCACGCAGAGTTCTGCGTGCCCTGAGGCCGGAGGCTTGGGGTCGTTGCCGTTCTTACGGCGTGACCCCTTGCTTCCCCCGCACCCTTGGGGGTGCGGGTCTCCCCCCTCGGCGGGGCTCTACCTCTCGGGTGCATGCACCAAAGTGGTTGAGACTGGCTGTGGGGAAGTTCCTCTACGGGACTTCCCACCAGCTGATCCCCGTTCCACCACCCGGTTGGGTGCTGGCACGGGACCCTGCCGCCCTTGCCGCGAGGCATTGGGCTGTGGCCATCCTGGACTGCGAGTACGGTTACAAGGTCATTACTTACAGTAAGGACCCTGATCCATACTCCGTGAGCGTCCCCGTTTCCGAGTGGTTACACAAGGAAACGGCGATACTCTCGCAGGTGGCGGTCTTCGCAAACCGCCCCCTGGCGCCCAGTCGGACAGGTATCGCCGAGCCCGGTAGGTTCACCCGTGCATTGCACAGGTGGGCCCGCCGGACTCTGCTGGGAGGGGTACCAAGCGATCTCGCGGTGAGCAACCATACGAAAACTCGTTGGTCGCTCGTCGCAAGATCGCGGTTGATCCGGGACCTCTGGCACGTCGTTCCGCTCGTCGACTTGGAGACAAGTGATGAGTGTACGATGCGCTATTGGTACCAGTCAACCAAGAAGCTTGCCCTAGCACCGTGAGGTGCATCA